CGAAGAAGGCGGAGGAGGCGAAGAAGGCGGAGGAGGCGAAGAAGGCGGAGGAGGCGAGGAAGGTGGAGGAGGCGAGGAAGGTCGAGAAGATGGCGAAAGAAAATAATTTCGAGAGCATGTTAAAGAAAGGCACGAGTGGTAATCAGGGTTCTGGGGGCGGTTCTGCCAACCGCAGATATTCCTTCAAGAAGTTACACAAACGTAATAGAGGAAATAAAACTAATAAGGCAAAACAAAATAAACGATTAAATCGCAGCAAAAAAATGAGGCGATAGTCTATGAAGCATATCATTTCGGTTTCGGAAACGGCGGTAAGTAAATTAGGATTTATTTTAAAACAGCACAATAAATCTGTAATACGATTTTCGGTAAAAGGTGGTGGGTGTAATGGGTTCAATTATCAATTAAAACCAACAAATAAGCCGGCGGAAAAATTGGACGAAGTGGTAAAGATAGATAACGTAGAAATACACGTGTGTAATAGTAGCGTAATGCATTTATTGGGAACAAAAATAGATTGGAAACAAGACATAATGGGACAAGGGTTTCATTTTGAAAATCCAATGGCGCAGTCTAAATGTGGTTGCGGAACATCTTTTAGTAGCAAAGCGTTATAGAATAAAATTGAAATATATTATTTATACTTGTAAATAATATACAAAATGACAACTCTGACTATGTCTCCCGAACTGACGAATCGTCATAATATCGCCGTTAAAGGAAAATCGATGATGACGCTGGAAGGATTAGAGACGCAGGTCGCGAATAAGCAAGATATGGTGCGGACTGGTAAACATATGGTGTCCGGTAAATATCACGCGTGGATGGTCGTTGCCGACGGACACGGTGTCGGAACTATTATCAACGCGTTCAAGTCCGCCGATTGGAATGTGATTATGGAGAGCGATAACACAATGGCGCTTATATACAAGCTAATCGGTTCGCTTAATACGGATTGTGACGGCGCAACACTGTCTGTCGTTAAGATTACACCACTGGGTATTAAATCATGGTGGATTGGCGACTCGCAGATAAGGATATTCAATAACCACAAGCTTCTATGGAAAAGCGCGAATCATAATAGTCGTAATGAAAAGGAGATGAAACGCATTAGAGAAAGCGGAATTAAAACCGAGGCTTCGTGGACACTGTCTGTCATTGACCGCGAATGTCTCGGTATGAAAAGGTCACACTATATTCATCACGTTATTGACGGCAGGGTTGAGAAATTAGCGATGACAAGAGTATTGGGTCATAATAATGGGGCTCACCCTTTCGTAGAGTCGCATTTCATACCGTTTAATAAGTGTGGAAATGACGCGTGGAAGGTCGTGGTAGCCAGCGACGGACTTTGGGATATGGTGGGCGAGTGTGATGGTGGGTTCGTTGCTTCTGAACGCGCCACGGCCGCAACACTTACCGAGTTAGCGCTAAAACGATGGTTGAAGGAATGGATTTATGTAGACCCTACAAATAAGCTTCCAATAACGGTAATTAAGAGGGATCCGACGATTATTAGAGAGAAAATTCAAGGTTGCGGCGACGATATCGGTGTTGCCGTGTGGAGCGATGTGGTCTAATTATAGGTGCGGGATATATTGCATCGTATTATTTTCATACATTGTTACCTTAAATGCGTCGTTGTAGCCCTCTACGTATACAGTGTCCCCATTATACATTGAGTCGCAGCCATACTCGCTAGTACAGCTCTTACCCTTGTGGGTAATGGGGAGCTTAATCATATTATTTTTATCGGTCATTGTATAATAGTTCCATTTATCGCGGCTAGTAATTAGTGGTTTCCCCATTAATGGGAGGATATTCTCTCCATCTCCATTTAATCTAGTGAGAATACCGACCTGCCTGTATGTAGAATGACCCCCCTGTGTAGGTATATTGATGGGTGTCCCGCGGGGGTCGAGATTTCCAATGGGATTAACCCGGTTATCTTTGAGGGGCGCGTTGTATGGGTTCATGAGGACATCGCCCTCTAAATTAGAAAACCCATAAGACGGTTGTGGAAATATTCCGGAAGAATGGCGTTGCTCCTTAATAGTTATATTATTCGTCCGCGATTTCATGTTCATAAACAGTAAAACACCACATACTATTAATAAAACGACTATAATAGTTATGTTTTCTATACATATTACGCCTGGTGGGCAACGCTTTGGCATTATATAATAATGTTCTATAAAACTTTATAAATACATATAAAGTTTTATGGTTTTAAATACCGTATGATTTACTTACGCCGCTAATTTTTTCTTACCTCCCATCATATTTGTTAGTCTTTCTTGCATGCCACCCATCTGCGACATTTTACTCATCATTCCCTCCGCGCTTGCCAGCATCGGCTCTAGTCTGTCGATATTTTTCATTAATTTGTCCTGCTGTGCCGCTAAATTCTGGGTCTCGGAGGACATCTTGTCTATAGCACCCGACTCAAGGAGCTTATCAAGATGGTCGTAGGCAGCCTCCATAGTTCCCACCGGGTCAAGTTTTGGTTTTTTACCGCCAGGCGGGAAGTCGCCAGGTGTGAGCGAAGGCATCCCCTCTTTATCCTCGTCCTCATCGGTGTGGACCTTGCCCTCACCGTCCTCGTCGTCGCCCTCGTCGCCATCCTCGCCCTTGCTCTCCATACCCTCCTTAATACGAATACCCCGCACAGAACCAGCGTAAACATTGGTTACTACTACGGCGGTTAGTAGAACGATGGTCATATTTTTGGTAAAGTAGCTAGTTAAGAATCCCACAAGCGCAAATAGCATAACCGCCTCGGTCTCGCGCATCATCAAATATCCAAAGGTATTTACGACTGCGATAAAAAGAACAAAGTATAAGAAGTTCTTATTTTTTAAAAGCGATTTTAATTTCATTATATTATTATAATAGAAAATATTGAAATAGATTGTAATGAAATATAAAATAGTAATAATTTCTAAACAATGCCGTTTAAATTAGCAATATGCGAATTACATATTCCAGATTTACATAGATATATGGGGTTTGACAAAACAACGTTATCATCTCATTATTTAGTTACCTCGGTTATTGATATTGAGGAATTCTATAACGACGGCTACACTGATGATATTGCCATTCTAAAGGAGTGTTATTTAATGTGGCTATATCAACCCGTGCAAAGTGAGAATTCCATTATTGTGCGCGATTCTATCACTCATCCAGTAATCAGAAATTATAAGAATATAATAGACAATGGTAATTATATAAAACTGGATATTGTCAAGGTTGAATATTTTGGTGATGTAGAAATGGTGGCCATTATCAAAACATTTTGGTTGCGCTTAATACAACGCCGATGGAAACGCATTTATAAGGAGCGTAATAATATTATAAACAATCGTAAAAATATTATTACATTGAGAGTGAGGGAAATGATAGGGAAATGGTCTAAAGGTTTACATTGTAAGTGTGTTTAGCTAATCACTATTGCGAGTTGTTATACGTATATTTTTTTGCGTTTGGTCCGTTGTATACGCCTAGACTTGACGCGGCGTCTCCGCTTAGTATGCCCTCCTTTTAGATTACTATTTGATAGCGAGCGTTTTTTGTAACCTCTTTGTTTTTTCTTCGTTTTTGATTTACTATAACGATACCCACCATATTGTGTAGGGGTCATATTATTATTGGTAGTTATTTTAATCTATATTTTTGTTAATAATATTGCGTATTCTTTCCATCTCACGAACCAATTGGTGTTTGTCGCTTTTACATTCGTTTATCATTGTATCGGTTAAATCATCCTCCTCGTTAATTTTTTCTACATGTTTCGCCAATACGTCTAGCGCGTCGTATTGCCTCTCCCTCTCATTTTTAATATCGTCGAAATGTTCTACATATCCACCCAAGACATCATGTAGGAATGGGTTTTTTGACTCGTTTTTTTTGACATTGTTAAACATTTCCCGTAATTTTTTTCGTTGTCTTACTATCTCACCGTTTAAATCCTCGGCCTTTTTTTCCTTTGCGATTAATTCAGATACCAAGTCCCCCATATTATACTATTAATAGAATAAAAAATTTTGTTTATGACTAAAATAAGTATTATGAATAAAAACGATACCTTTAAAACTTATAAGTAATTAAGGCAATCCATATAAAAAATCTAAGCTAATAATATTTAGGATGTCCAAACAACAGATTGAACCTTTGCTCGCGGAAGACGAAAGTCGATACGTAATGTTCCCAATACAAGACCAAAGTATATGGGATATGTATAAAAAACAAGTGGATTGTTTTTGGAGAGCAGAGGAAATCGATTTGTCGAAGGATTTAACTAGTTGGGAGACGCTAAGCGATGACGAAAAATATTTTATCAAAATGATCATTGCTTTTTTTGCGGCGTCGGACGGAATTGTGTTGGAGAATCTGGGAATTCGCTTCATGGCAGAGGTCCAATTGTCGGAGGCGCGGGCGTTCTACGGGTTTCAGATTGCGATGGAGAATATTCACTCGGAGGTATACTCGCTTTTAATAGATACATATGTTAAAAATGAGACGGAAAAAGATACGCTCTTTAATGCCATTGAGAATTTTCCGTGTATTAGAAAGAAGGCAGATTGGGCGGTGAAGTGGATTAATGATAAACGGTCGTCGTTCGCGACACGGTTAATCGCGTTTGCGTGTGTGGAGGGCATATTTTTCTCGGGCGCGTTTTGCTCTATTTATTGGCTGAAGAAGCGCGGAAAGATGCCCGGGCTCACTTTTTCGAACGAGCTGATTTCGCGCGACGAGGCGCTTCATACCGAGTTCGCGGTGCTCTTGTATAGCAAGCTCGTTAAGAAGCTTCCGAAGAAGAAGGTGGTGGAGATGATTCAAGAGGCGGTTGAAATTGAGAAGGAGTTTATATGCGAGGCGCTACCCTGTAGGTTAATCTCTATGAACTCTAAATTGATGAGCCAGTACATTGAATTCGTCGCCGATAGATTATTGGTACAGTTGGGTTACGATAAGGTGTATAATGCTACCTGTCCGTTTGATTTTATGGAGCAGATATCAGTAGAGGGAAAGACGAATTTCTTTGAGAAGCGAGTGGGAGAATACGCTTTAGCCAACAAGGAAAAGGACGAAACCACTTTCGATTTTGATTGCGAGTTTTAAAAGTGTATGAATTTTAAAGTGTATGAATTTTAAAGTGTATGAATTTAAAAGTGTATTAATTAGTAAATTCATATATATAAGTAAATGGGGTCTACAAATATTTTAAGAAGAAATGCATGGCTTACAGATTACGTTACGCAGGCGGCCCAGTCGATTGGGCCCACTGGCGACAAAGGAGATACAGGAGATGGTGGTCCTACTGGTCCATCTGGTGGCCCAATAGGACCAATAGGACCAACCGGCCTACAAGGACCCGCTGGTGGACCGACGGGTGGTAGGGGCTCGACCGGAGCAAAAGGAGAACGCGGAGACACGGGTGTGAAGGGTGATACTGGAGACAGTGGGGTTCAAGGTGAGGTTGGTCCTCAGGGAGATGTGGGTCCACAAGGTAATCAAGGAGAGGACGGTCCAAAGGGAGATGATGGTAATGTCGGTCCGCGGGGACATACGGGTATGCGCGGTGACACTGGTATACAGGGTGATACAGGCGACCAAGGTATTCAGGGACACACGGGACATACGGGTATGCGCGGTGACACTGGTATACAGGGTGATACAGGCGACCAAGGTATTCAGGGACACACGGGACATACGGGTATGCGCGGTGAGACTGGTATACAAGGTGTAACTGGTCCTGGTGGCGCGGCAAACCATGAAGTATTATTTTTAAATGTGTTTGATAATTCTTATGCCACTACAACTACATTAGCAAATACAACCACACCAACGCCGTGGGTCTGTGATAAAGAGGTCATTCTAACTAAGGGTGATATATTGTTCCACGATATACGCGTAAGCGGGTATATTTCAACAGACTACGATTTTGAATGGCCGCCTGGGGGTCATAAATGGTTGTTGCGACGTTCTGAAAAAACAGACGCGAATCTTGCCACTGGTTCAGACTGGTATTGGGACGCAAGTAATAGCATTACGTCTAAGGAATTTAAGCATACATTTAACACACAGGGTGACCATGAAGAAACAATTTATTCTATGACAGAAAGCATAGGCTATGATGTATCATATAATAGATGGCGATGCGATTTTAGCGGTATGGGTGGGTTAAATAATATTGATGATAAATTGACGTGGACTATTACAAAAATCACAAACAGTAATTATTGGACACCAACTACCGAGTTGGATTCTAATGTTGATATTATTGGCAAATTAAACGTCGGAAACTTAAATAGCACGGCTAATACACAAACATCAACATTGGATGTTAGTGGCGATGTTGCTATTACTGGTAAACTTATTGTGTATGGTGCTATAGAGACCGAAAATATCAAGCACAGCCAAGAAATATTGTTAATTAAATTATTTGATAATTCATATGCAACTCTAAGTGATAGTGTAGATATTCAAAGTCCGTCTAGTTGGATTCAACATAAAAATCTCTTGTTTGAAAGCGGAACCATATTATTTCACAACATTAAAGTAAGTGGGTTTATTTCGAAAAAATATGATTTTGAATGGCCTGAAAATGGACACAAATATGTAATTAGGCGCTCTATGGGGGAAAATATATCCGATTCTGATGATGAATGGTATTGGGATAATAGTTTGAATTTTGACTTTAAGGATTTTAAACACACATTCAATACGCAAGGAGAACACGAAGAATCAACATTTTCGATGACTGAAACGATTCCATACGAGGTTAGCTATAATAGTTGGCGGTGCGATATTAGTGGGGACGGAGGTCTTAATAATGTAGATGACCGGTTAACGTGGACTATTACAAAAATAGCTAGCGTTCCATATTTTACTCCGATAGAAAAGAATTCTCTGATAACATATGATATAAGTAGTAATGCTGTGAGTTCGTTCAATGATATCTCGGTTAATTCAATTAATGCTTTGAATACTGATGGAATTATTACGCTTAACAATATTTTAGTAGGAGATATAAGTAGTAATAAATTAACTGATATAAGTAATATATTAACAAGTTTGTTGATTAAAGTAATTGACTTATCAAACGCATTAAACTGACTTTAATTAATTACAGATTAATCATTTTAATATTACCTAATGTTATATTAAAATGAGTGGGAGGCAAACTAATATCCCAGCTAGAAGAGTTTCATCTGGAACTACTAGCGAGAGAAATGCTATGAGTGATATTTCATATGGTCATATTAGATATAATACCGACGAACATTATTTAGAAATATATCATAGCGACGCAAATACAGGTCTTGGGTGGAGGGACTTAATAACAAATAACAAAACAAATATTGATATAAGTGGATTATTAGTTGGTGATGACGCTTCGTTTAACAAGTTTTTAAAGGTCCCTGACGCGTCATTTGATTACATACACGCGCTAAATGGTGATGTGATTACATTTACCGAAGACGTTTCTATTAATATGTCATTAAATGTCTCTGATATTTGTGTTAATACAATTAATTCGTTAAGCGGTGGTAAAATCACAGTTAACAATGACATATCTTTAAATAATAAATTGTATGGAACCGACGCATCATTCAATGTATTGAACGTGCACCAAATATATGGCAACTCTCCTATCGAAATAATGGATGATGTTTCATTTAATGGAGATATATCGTGTACTAATATCGTATTTTCGGGTATAATTAAAAATGCTGCTGGTGAAGAAGTCGGCGCGGCGTTAGATGTTGCATTAATGAATAATTCGGTCGTAGATTCTTCCTTTGTAAAAATATCATGGCTGCGATTTGACCAAGATTCACATTTTGATATAAGCGATGGGGGGGCACCCGACGCGAGTTACATTGATATAAAGATTATACATCAATCGGAGATATCATATAATGTAATTCAAGCACACACGCCTGGCGAGCGCATTATATTTAATAGCGATGTATCAATAAACAATAGTTTACGAGTAACCGATGTGTCTTTAGAGACAATAGGGGCAATTAATGGAAATAGAATAACTTTTTTAGATGAAGTGTCCTTTGGCAAAATAATAGTTGGTGATTTAAGCAGCGAACAATTTCTTGACTTGTCCAATAACTTCCACGACTTGTCGGGCACCTACTATGACCTTTCTGATGTAATCACCCAGAACATAAGCGACATAAGCGACGTCTCGGGGCTCGTGTTTGACTTATCCAAGAACTTCCACGACTTGTCGGGCACCTACTATGACCTTTCTGTCGTAGTTACACAGAACATAAGCG